CTTCAACTGTCGCACGTCACATGCAATACTTCAAGCACATTTACTCAGCACGTGCCAACAAAGCAGGACTGGAATCCCTTCAGTCCAAGTTCATCGACTTTCAACCTCGCCCATGGCAGCAGGAGCTACTCACCATCACGTCCGGACTACCGGACGCCCGCCAGTTTTACTGGTACTTCGATCACCGTGGCAACACCGGGAAGTCCTACTTCTCCGACTATCTCATGGCTACTGCCAACGCCACCGTTTTCACCTCTGGCAAGATGGCCGATATCGCCCTAGCGTATAAGAACGAACCCATAGTTGTGTTCGACCTGACGCGCACGCAGGCAGACAAGATGGACCATGTCTATGCTCTCATTGAGGGCTTCAAGAACGGCAGGCTGTTCAGCCCCAAGTATGAGTCGCAAGTTAAGATTTTCAAATCACCACACGTGATAGTCTTTGCTAATTTCGTACCGGACCAGCAGGACCGTTATAATAAACTATCGGAGGACCGTTGGGTCATCCACGAACTCTAGGTTCCAGGGGGGTGGGGTCTAGTATTACCCCCACCCCTGGAACCAGGAACCACAACTTCTATAAAAAGAAAAAATAAACTTTTTTTTCTCCAACGTATGGAACACGAACCACATGCCATACAAGAACAAACGCAAGAGGAGCCGCTCACGCAAGACCTTCAGGAAGAGTCGTCGTGGGAGGCGGAGTCTGAAACAGACAGTGAACCGGATTCTGAACCGGAAGCTGGAAACGAAGTACTTCGATCAAGGAGCACAAAACGTGCAGCTCTATCATAATGTTGGAGGTGCAGGCCCATATGTGGGCTCTCTACCGACGTCTGACAGTGTATTTTTCAACCCGTGGTTGGATATTCAAGCAGGAATCGGAAGGGCCGGAAGAATTGGAGATGAAATCAACCCTGTGGGCATGTCTGTCAAGATTATGCTTAGGAACAAAGGAGACCGTCCCAACCTTTACTATCGAGTGATTATTGCCAAGGTACCCAAGACAGCACCATCAGGACCGGGTAATGCCGTGACAACGTACAACAACTTTCCTCTCTTTGAGGACGTTAACCAAGGAGCCGTAGGCTGCAACATGATAAGACCAACGAACAAGGACCTAGGCGTACGCGCCTATTATGACCGCCTCTTTAGGGTACAAGGTAACAACACAAACAACAACGGATCAGCTAAGGAGATCAGCAGGATCGTCAAGATATGGATCAAGAGGAAGCGCGCTTCCAGGATCATCTACGACAACGTAGCGAACACCATTGTCAATTCGCCACTCACTATGTACATCATTGCATATGATGCTTATGGAACCCTACTTACGGACAACATCGCATCCTATGACTACTACTGCAGGATGTATTACAAAGATGCCTAGAGCGCCTTGAGGCGCGTACCATTAGATCTGTCCCCGACGAGGGTACACATCGCCGAGCGCCTTGAGGCGCGTACGGACAAAATTTTTAGTGAAAAAGGCGCGCAGCGCCAAGCGCGCGCAGCGCGCCAAATTTGCAATTTTAATAAAAACCCAAAAACACAAAGTTGACTAAAACACAAACCCAATCAAATTCCCTATAAAAACACTCTGAAAAGAGCAAACCCCAAAACACTATGCCACCACGCATGGCGCCACGCAAGAACTACTGCCTCACCGTCTACCCAGACCATGAGGCTGACCCGCGCACCGCCTGGAACCCGGAGCGGATGACCTACCTCATTGTCGGCAATGAGACCTGCCCGGAAACGGGACGCGAACACTACCAGTGCTATGTACAGTACACCAAGAAGGTACGGATCAACCAGATCAAGGAAGACTTCGGTCGCACCGTCCACGTCGAGGCCAGCCGTGGCTCGGATGAAGACAACTACAACTACTGCACCAAGGAAGGAAACTACTCAGAGTTTGGAACACGCAACAACACCAGTGGAAGCGATGCGAAGCGCACGGATCTTATCGATGCCGTAACCGCCTCGCATGAGATGCCCTTTGACGAGCTCGCCGTCCATGAGGTGTATGCTTCAACTGTCGCACGTCACATGCAATACTTCAAGCACATTTACTCAGCACGTGCCAACAAAGCAGGACTGGAATCCCTTCAGTCCAAGTTCATCGACT